CTTCGGAGGAGAAGAAATCCTTGACCCAAAAATTGTTGTCTTGAATGAGGTTTGCTATGAGTATTTCCACAAGTTCTTTTTGCTTGTGTTTCTTAGCAATCTTCTCAAAGAAGATTTTATCCGAGCGAGACATATAGGTGCTTTGCTTTATCTTCTTCTTTCCATATTTGAAGAAGTCGTAGCTTTTTGTGTTGAAGTGGCTCTTCAGTGATATGTATATGCAGTAAGCATCATATCCAGAGGATTTTTCATTTCTTTCCATCACCAACATTCATTTCACCTCATTTGAAAGGAAGTCGTTTTTGTTTTTTGTCTTTTGGTATTAGATTGAGGTCTTGTCCCTCCATCTTTAATTTTGCTTTCATGCTCTTTGGAATGAGTTTACCTACACTTGCTGGATCAACTCCGAATTTTTCGCAAACGTCTATGACAGCATCTATGTAGGAAACATCCTTTTTCTTAGCTATTTTTTCAACTTCTTCCGCAAATCTTTTCTGAAGTTCAAGAATTGATCCCATTCAACACTCCTCGCTTTTCAAGCTCTTCCTTCGTTTCTTTGAGTATTTCGTGTGAAGAGAACAGATCTTCATCCTTTAAAATGTCGTTCCAGTAATTTTCAATGGTTGTCTTCAGAGAAGGAACATAATCTCGGCAATCCTTTACAAAAGCCTGTGTCGTCCCATCATCACAAGAAACCAAAACTACGATCTGATCTATTCTTTCACCTGTTCGTTCTTTCCACATTATACTGTAACAAGTTGCTTGTTCAAAGTAATTCTTTATCCACGAAGACTTCTTTGGTTTGGTTGAACCCTTGAAGTCAATGACGGAAAGCGTTCCATCATACTCTGCAATGCAATCAACCCTTCCTGCTAGACCCAGAATATCAGACCAAAGTGGGACTTCAAGAGCTCTAACATTGTCAATTTTATCCAACTCGTCCTTCAACTGAACAAAGTGTCTCTTTTCTGAAAGAGAAAGAGCATCGACAAATTCATTGTCGTTGTTCAAATAATGTTCAATGGTATCGTGGAGTGTATTTCCTCTTTGCTGACAATATTGAAGAGTCTTCATGTTTTCTGGATTCTTTCTCCAGTTCTCAAAAAACGCCTTCTTTGCATGTCCAGTGACAGTGGTCACGGAAGGATACCATTTGCCCTTCTTGGTGGGAGATTCATAGAAACGACCATGAGAAGTTTCCATGACTTCCATGTCTTTGTGTTCCAGATTTACTTCTACATGATTGAAAGGCATTAATAATCCCTTATCGTGTTTTTTGGGTGGTGTTGTTTGATCTTTGAAATGACTTCACGGAACCCACCATCGGGTCTTTTCAAACCCATCTTATGAGGTTCACTCATTATAGGAGCTCCGATGACTCTAGTCACGGACTTTTCTTTGCATTCTGGACAGGGTTTTTTACACGGTTTGTCGCGGTTTTTGTAGAGAACAATCTCGTCCCAAGAATGTTCACATTTGGTGCATTTGTAATCGTATAACGGCATAATGTCCTCACGGATTATTTATAAGGTTTTTGGTGGAATTTTGTTCAAAAAAATTAGAAAACCAAGCAGGCGTTTTTGAGTTTTTCCACTTAGCAATACTATTTTTTTCGTAAATATAGTAATTGCGATATGCTAAAACCGCATTTCTGTTTTTATACTCATCAGGCATAGCTTGCGCAAAAGGAGTAACAAAGGTTTCTTGTGGTATGTTGTTCGGTGGGTTTATTTCACACCATCGAATAACCTTTTCACAAGCATGAGTTTTTCCATATCTTCTTGTGTATTCCTTGCACAACTCCATTCCATGAATACACAGCCAAAGATAATTTCCCAATGTTTTTCTTGCCCACACCGTGCATGGGTGATTCACCATAGTTGACTTGTAGAGAATACTTTCTCTTTCGTCTTCAAGAATATATGTCTTTCTATTTCTTGGTGTTCTAGACTCAACACCATCCAAGAATCTATGATTGGTGGACAAGAGCTGGGCGGTCTCCAAAGGCATTTTCACGATATGCTTGTCCAGCAAGGAACGAGCAGCGATTATTGGGTCTTTGTCCACTACGAAAATGTTCATTTTTTAAAATTCCTGTAAAAATTAGCCATCATTTGCAATTCTTCTATAGTAGCATCTTTCTTTAAAATATTAGCTCTTCTAGAAACAATTATGATATTATCTGGGGTGTAACCTCTGTTGTTATCTATCCTATCAATAGATGGAGATGCAATCCAACTATTTTTTCTTTCTCTTTTTAACTCAAAACCAAAAACAGGACATTTATCGGGTATAACTAAATCATCTTTAGTTAATGTGTGTTCTAATCCTGCCAGTTTGGCTCTTTGTCTGCTATTGCTAATTAATATTTTTTTCACATCTGTTTTCCATGTTCTTTCTCTTCTTTTCCGCTCTTTTTCGTTTCTTCCACACTTTTTACAGATGTTTCTTCGCTTTCCTTCTTTGTTATTATATGAGAAAGAACACCTTGGTTTTCTTTTTTCACAAACCTTACAAACTATTTGGTCGTTACCGTATATTTTCCTCGCTTTGTTTACACTTGAACAAGAGTATCCACAAAATTGAGCTGATTTTCTTTTGTGTTCTATTGATTTGTTGCACTCTTTACATATTCGCATTTGACTAGTTCCTTTTTTATTAGTATTTATACAAATAAAACTAGTCAAACGCATTTTTTTTAAACTTGAACTCCAACGTATTCATGTGAATAGCATATTCTATGTGCTAATTCTATCTTGGCAACCCCCCAATGTTTGTTGTTTTTTCTAGGTTTGTAATCTGGTCTGTTCTTTTGATTTTTACTGGTGGGTTTCCACTTGGAACTGTTGTTTCTGTATTCCCCCAGTTTTATGTTTGCAGTCTTGGAGAAGAACCTCTTTCCTTCTCTTTTTAGAATCTCTCCTATTGCTTCGGACATTGTATTTCCCAGCCCTAAACCTTGGTAATCACAAAGAACAACTAAACGATGCTCTCTCCATGCATTTTTCATCGTTCCGCTGGGTAGAGTCAAAACAGATTCAAATGCTACTGGATTGTTTTCCCAATACCCAACATAGCATTTTGCTGCAATATTTAATTTTTCACTAAGATAGTGGTGTTTCTTAAAGAGTTCCCAAAAGAAACGCTTGTATTCTTTGGGAATTTCAAAAATATCAAGTTCTATCTTGGGTCTAGTATATTTCAACTTTAGCTACTCTCTTGAGGTTTGAACGAACATCTTGTTTATGAATCTCGTTTGAGTCGCAATCAAAAACCCAATCAGGTTCCAACCAATCCAAGATGTCTCTATGACATGAAGAAAGAACCACATTCTTGATATTGGTTTTCCGAATATACTTGGAAAGACTGACAGACAAGGACTTTGCTGTTTCGCGATTTACCACACTGGTAAATTCATCTATGATACAATTGTCTCCAATTACTCTTGCAACATACGCACGATACTTTTCTCCATTGGAAAGAACGTGATATGGTTTACATAACGTGGGGACAGATGACAGGCCAGAAGCAAACAACCTCTCCAAAGCAATATCTGGTGTATCAAAATGTGAAACGATAGCCTTCTGTGGATTCCATTCCACAGAAGGCTCCGTAAATGAGAAATGATGTTTAAGTATCTGAGACTTACCACTTCCACTTGAACCTACTATAGCTCCCAAATGAAAACCTTCCTTTGGTTTTAGAAAGGAAGGAAGTTCAAAAAAGGATTTCCCGTCAAAATCGTAATCAAAAGCTGTAGATACCTCAAGTCTCATGGCCATATCCAGGCATAGGAATTTCGTAGAAAATCTCAAGACCCAAAGCCTTTGCCAATGCCCATTCTGCCTTTGCACCACGACTTTCAGACCAACCACTCAACATGTAGATTGCTCCACATTCCTCACAAATACACTTCAGGTCTCGGAGAAGAATCTCTCTAAGGTGGTCCTGATGTTGAGTGTTTCCATCTGGATTGAAGTCAAATGGACTTGCATCCAAACTGTTTGTGTGGTGTGAATCCAGTTCTGCTGGATTGATGACATTCCAACCACTCTCCTCAAGAAGTTTGGTCTTTTCGTGGAAAGCATCATAGTTCCAGTTGTCGTAACCACGCATTGGACCAGCAACGTAAATGGTATTATTTCTTGCGTTCATTTTTTCCTTTCTTCTTTGAGGGAGACTTTTTCTTCTTCTTAGCGAAGATCATATCCCAACCCTTTGACCACTTGTCATAGTCAAGTTTGCGATATGTGTCTCCCTTCCCGGCGCCATGTTTTCCTTCCATCAGATATTGAATCCAATGTCCTTTGCCATATACCAAGAAACCTCAGTGAACTGAGCATTGGTATCTTCCGTGGCATTCCAAGTCTCCATGACTTGAATCTGTGGTCCCCAAGTGGTATCATTCATCGTATTGATGACTGTTGCCTGCTTGTTGTTCTTTGGGATGATAGTGACCGAACCGAGACTTTGGATTTCTTCACACGATAGGTTTTCACAATTCATTTTGTTTTCTCCAAAATATTTTTTACTGAACACTTGAAACCCGATATGAATGAAGTATACTATGTTCGTCGGACAAGTCAAGTGAACGACCAAAAAAACTTATAAAAAAATGTTCGTAGTTTTTCACCTTCCTTATACATACTTCTTCGGAGGATATTTAGTTGCCTAGAAAGAAAAAGAACAAGAAAGATATTCAAAGTTATCATTGGGGAGATGAGCCTCAATGGGATGGGTTGTCACCAACCGAAGCAGAAAAGAAGTATGCATTTGCTTTGAATTGGTATAACTATATGGCATCGGATAACCAAAAGAAGAAGTGGGTTATTGAATATGCTAAAATTAAGAAAATGAAGAGAGAAGTTATCAAGAAGTTGGAAGGAGTTGACGCCAAACGGTTTGACATCGGGTATGGCGAACTTTCTGGTGATGACTTGGGTTTGGACACGGGTGTATACGCTCGTCTCCTTACACTCAAAGCTCCGGTCCCTAAAGAGAAGGAACTTAAACTCAAGAAGTGCTTAGTTCATCTCGTCACAAAGAAAAGTAAGACCTCTTCCGTTGAGAGAAAAATTCCAAACATTCAAGAGAACATTCGGAACAAATCTTCAGAAATTCTGAGTGAAATCTACGAATATGAGGAAAGGTTATTCTCCTCCCAATTCAAAGAAGGAAGAGAAGAAACTTTACGAATTGTTCGTAGAGAAGAGACAAAAGCAGCTCATTGTCGTTTCATCAGAGATGAACTATCGTCCACTCTCATTGAAATTGAAAACATTCCTCATGACAAGCAACTAAAAGAAGCATATTCAAACTACAAGAAAACATTTCTTAAGAAATATGTTTTGTGGTTGAAGGACATGATGAATGAATGTGACTTGAAAATGGCAAATGTCAGTCGTGTTCGCAAGCCTCGAAAAAAGAAGGTGAAGTCTGCTGATGAAGTTGCAAAGAAGGCACAGATTCAGGAATCCTTTTCCGAATTGGGATTGAAGTCAATGCCTGCTTCCGCTATCGTTGGTTCTTCATCCGTTGTTCTATACAACACGAACACAAGAGAAATTCAAGTATTGACATCGTTCAATGGTCAAGAATTGACGATCAGGGGAACAACCATTATGAATTTTGACCCGTCCAATTCCTTCAAGAAGCGAGTTAGAAAGCCTGAAGTAATCAAGACAACCTTCTCCAAGAAGGTGAACAAAACCACTTTCAAGAAGTTTTTTCAGGAATTGACAACCAAATCCTCTACACCAAATGGTAGATTGAATAAATACACTATGATTCTATGTGTTTTTTGAATAAAAGGAATAGTAATGGCTACATTCATGTTGACTGAGATTCTTGAGAAGACAAATTCTCTCTTGGAGAAAAAAACAAAACAGGGTAGGATGGAAGCAATAAGGTTCTTACAGAACAACTCCAAACCCACTTTGAAATTACTCTTCAAGTATCTGCTTGATAAGACGGTGGTTTTTTATAGGAAGGACTGTCCTCCATACACACCGGACGATTCTTTGAGAGAAGCTCCAATTTCAATTCTGGAACAAGAACTGAAGAGATTTTACATCTTTGAAGAGGGATATAAATGTGATACTGTAAGGAAGG